TGCAATTCAAATCACAAAACATCCCCTATTTCAGTGACAAAACTTATTGATCCGAATACCTTTTAAGTCCTTTACAACAGTAAGTTGGGCTATAAGGATGAAAAGGCTTTTTGTTTTGGCGCTTGTAACGACAGCGTTGACCGGGTGCACTTCGACGGCGAATTTTTCCAGAACCACCCCCTCTAGAGTGGAGAATGTGGACTCTAGAAGCTATCAAATTGGAATCAAAACTAGAGCCTATGTTGGCGAAGAGTTGCTGACGAGAAAGGCTTACAAAACATTGGTCCAGTCAAATGCTTACCAAGCCAAACAGGATTTTGTACTGTCCGGAGGTTTAGCCAGTGTTGCTCTTAGGCTCTCTGGAAAAGCTGGTGATGCATACGAAATCGCAGGGACAAACGAAAAAGGCAACGATATTTTGATGATTCCAGGTAGTCACCTATTGTTCGGCATCGATAAGGCGGGGTACTGGGACCAAACTGTCGTTTCCGGTGATTTCTGGACTTCTCCTGTTGGAAGTGGCTCTCAATACACCATTGAACCAAGCAATGCGCAATTTGAAAAACACGAGACAAGCACACCACTTTCTGACTCCGGTTACATAAACCACGAATTGATTTTCACTGGCTTGAGCTCTGATGGTATCAATGTGCTCTACCGTGAATATACATTCGACAATCACGCGAGATCAGCATTTACCCAAGAGCTGATCTACCCTAAAGATACTAAGACCATTAGATTCAGAAATTATCAACTGATGGTCAACTCTGTCACTCCAGAGTATATGGAGTACACAGTGAT